AGACTGTTCAATGTTCTTGATGATGTTTATTCACTAAAGCAAAAACACGGCGAGAAGATGGCCGATTACTCCGGAACTATTGACGAGCTAGTCGATTTAGGTTTCCGAGTGAGTGAGAAAGTCGGCGCAAAAATGTGGGGTATCAACCCAGTTACTAACGGCTTCTTTATGAAAGAACACATAACTATCGGACTGCGTCTAATTTATGGAACAATTTATGGTGACTACGCTGGTAATCCGGCAGTCTTAGGAGAACGAGTTATGGAAAGTCCAAGCGGCGAAGATTGGGAAAACTCAATTAGCAGTTTTATTGCCAATGGTTCGCTAGTTCGTATCGAGTGGATCGCACCGGTGAGCAAACTATTTGCCAAAGGTGGTATGTCGGACGAGCTAAAACTACGCGGAACCGACCGCAAAACCGAACACGAACTACACCTAAGAGCTATTGCCAATGCGTATCCAGATCTATGTTCGGTCTATTACAAGGCTGGCGACGTTATCAACCTACGGCTCAAAAACATAACTCACGCTCGCATACCTAAAGGAAGTGTCTAATGAAAGTTGTAATTACAGGCGTAGCCGGATTTCTAGGTTCGCACCTAGCCGATAAGTTCTTGGCCGAGGGTCACGAAGTTGTCGGAATAGATAACCTAATCGGCGGTTACGAAAGCAACATACCGGCCGGCGTAGAGTTCTACAATCTAGATTTAGCTAAAGATTTAGAAGCACTTACACCGGCTTTCGTAAATAGCGAGATGGTTATTCACGCCGCTTGCACCGCATACGAAGGTCTTAGCGTGTTTAGTCCGAGCCTAGTTGTGGCTAACACTACGCAAGCTACGGTAAATACACTTACGGCCGCGATACGCGCCGGCGCTAAGAAGTTCGTCTATCTAAGCTCTATGGCGCGATACGGCGATCACGGCGGCAAGCTATTCGATGAAAGTGATGAAGCAAGACCGCAAGATCCTTATGGCATAGCAAAGTTGGCTAGCGAAAATCTAGTGCGTAATCTATGCGAGGTTCATAACTTGGACTGGATTATCTTGGTGCCCCATAACATCATTGGCCCACGCCAGAAGTTCGATGACCCATTCCGTAATGTTGCTTCGATTATGGTGAATAGAATGCTGTCCGGCGAGCAACCGATTATCTATGGCGACGGAACTCAGCAAAGGTGTTTTAGTTTTATTGAGGATGTTGTCGAGCCGCTATGGGTTGCGTGTAACAGCACAGAAGCCGTAGGCGAGGTAATCAACATTGGGCCAGATGAAGAACACATAACCATCAACCAGCTAGCCGAAACACTAGCCGACATCATTGGCTTCGAGCTAGATCCGATTTACAAAACTGGCCGACCACAAGAAGTCAAGATTGCGCTCTGTTCTTCTAACAAAGCACGAAGATTGTTGAACTATAAGACAAGCGTAGATCTAAGAACAGGTCTAACTAGGTTGGTGGATTGGATTGAGGCACAAGGCTCACGCAAGTTCCACTATCACTTGCCCATTGAAATTATCAACGAAAAAACACCCGAAACTTGGACTAAGAAACTTTTCTAGGACTGATAATGCCAGTTGGTAGGCCACCGAAACCCACAGAGGAAAAGCGCAGGTTAGGTAATCCCGGCAAGCGTGCTTTGCCAGACAAGCGCGAGGTCGTGCAACTAGAAGCCGCTACGACTGTTCCCGAACCACTAAGGCCGCTAGGCAAGATGGGCCGCGAGTTTTGGGATAGAACTTGGGAAGTCGGGATGAACTGGATTAGTCCTAAAGCCGACATCGAGCTAATGATGATGACGGCGGAAATGATTGACGAACGAACAATTCTAAGAACCCTAGTTTTCCAAGATAGAAACGCTGATAGACCTAAGCTACGCGCCGGATTGCGCGAACTGGAAAAGCAAATCCAAAGCAACTTAGCCTTGCTCGGATTATCACCGGCGGATCGTGCGCGGTTAGGCCTCGCAGAAGTCAAGCGCCAAAGCAAGCTGGCCGAGCTAAAGCAGATGGCCAAATGACGACTATCAAGGGATGGCCGCCAAAGTGGGCAACACCGGTCGAGGATGGCGGCCTAACTCGCGCAGAACAGGTAATCGAGTTCATAAATAGCTATGGCCTAGTAACTAAAGATACGGTTGCTGGCCGTTCGGGAAGTCAGCTAATACTCCGGGATTGGCAAAAAAATTTGTTGCGCGATGTCTTTGCCACAGATGAAAACAATCGGCTAATTCACCGGACAGCTCTTATAGGTATGCCGAGAAAGAACGGCAAGTCGGCGCTAGGTTCTAATTTGGCACTTTGGTCGCTGTTTTTAGGGGATGATGGTGGTGAAGTTTATTCCTGTGCGGCGGAAAAAGAACAGGCGCGTATCGTATTCGCTGACGCAAAGCGCATAGTTGAGAGCAATCCGGATCTGAATGAGCTAGTAAAGACTTATCGCGACGCTATCGAAGTGGTATCAACCGGATCTATTTACCGAGTTCTAAGCGCGGAAGCCTATTCGAAAGAGGGTCTATCGCCTACTTTCGTGGTGTTTGACGAGTTACACGCCGCGCCTAATCGTGAATTGTTCGATGTTATGGCGCTAGGTATGGGTGCGCGTCGGGAACCAATGTTGCTTTCTATTACGACCGCAGGTGTGAAAACCGACAGCACCGGTCAAGACAGCGTGGCCTATTCGCTATACCAATACGGCCAAAAGGTAGCGCGTGGCGAAGCCGTAGACCCGAGTTTTTATATGGCGTGGTGGGAAGCGCCGGAAGAAGCCGACCACCTAGATCCTGAAACTTGGGAAGCGGCTAACCCCGGTTACGGCGATCTAAACAATGTGGAAGATTTTGAGAGTATGGCTAGGCGAACCCCAGAAGCCGAGTTCAGAACTAAGCGCTGTAACCAATGGGTAAGCTCGCAAAATGCTTGGCTGAACCCTACGCATTGGGAAAACCTAGCCGCACCACGCGAACTAGATCCGGACGCCGAATACATACTGGGCTTCGATGGCTCGTTCAATGGTGACTGTACTGTCGTTGTAGGTTCGAGTATCCCTAAGAACGAGGACGAACTGCCGTATATGTTTATGGTCAAAGTCTGGGAAAAGCAACCAACCGACCCCGATACTTGGCGCGTGGATACCCTAGATGTAGAAGCCGTAATTCTAAACTTTTGCGCTCAATACAACGTGCGCGAAGTGGCTTGTGACCCGTTCCGCTGGCAGAGGTCGATGGCCGTTCTAATGGAAAAAGGTGTTCCGATTGTAGAGTGGCCTAGCACTAGCGCTCGCCGTATGGTGCCGGCTTGCCAAAAGTTTTACGAGGCAGTAGTAGAAAAGAAAATAGAACACGACGGCGATCCGGTTATGACTAGGCACTTGTCTAACGCGGTAGTCAAGGTCGATCAGTATGGCCCACGCATAGTCAAAGAGCATAGACACAGCCCACGCAAGATTGACGCGGCGGTAGCTGGTATCATAGCTTTAGACCGCGCATTACAGATGAAGGAGATTGTAGAACCGCCAAAAGTGCCGCAGTTCTACATATAGGAAATTATGGTAGCGATTATTTTACAAACCACCGGTGCGGCGGCTATCGCTGTTGGTGTCGGTCTAATTTACCCACCAGCCGGACTTATTGTTTGCGGTATTTTCGGAGTTCTTATTGGTATGAGTTTGGAGCGTAGATAATGCTTAGAGATTTGTTCGAGAAAAGAGCCATCAGCTACCAGACTCTATTTGCCGCTGGTGATGACCTAGATTTTGCTAGTGCTTCGGCAACCAAAATCAACCAAGAAACCGCGTTCCGTATCAACGCGATCTTCTCGGCCGTATCGCTAATCAGCGACACCATCTCCACGCTACCAATAGACGCATTTGTTAGATCTAACGGCAACCGCTTCCCAATGCGACCAAGACCAGACTGGGTCTATAAACCAGATGTTGATACGACTCGCGAAAGTTTTTATGGGCAAATCATTGTTAGCTTGTTGCTAGACGGAAATGCTTTCGTTCGCGTATTCACTCGCAATGGACAAGTGGTCAATCTAACTGTTCTCAATCCGGCTAAGGTTGAAATCAAGCGCGAAGCCTACGGCCAAGTTAGATTTATGGTGCAAGGTGAAAACAAGCCACTAACACCAGAAGAAATTATCCACATTCCCGATGTAGTTCGTCCGGGTTACTTGCGTGGTATGAGCCGCGTAGAAGCTCTAAAAGAAAACTTCGGACTAGCAATGGCGCTAGAAATGTATGCTGCTAAGTTCTTCGGACAAGGTGCTACCACTCAGGGAATTATCGAGTTCCCAGATGAGCTAACCGCAGACCAAGCTCGCGATCTAGCGCAATCTTTTGACTCACGCCACCGAGGTTGGGGCAAGGCTCATAAGACCGGTGTGCTAACCGGTGGTGCTAAATACAAAGAAACTAGCGTAAATAATGATCAAGCTCAGTTCATAGACTCTCGCCGGATGGCTGTTGAGGATGTTGCTCGTGCTTTCAATGTTCCGCCGCACCTACTCGGATTGCCCGGAACGCAAAGCTACGCCAGCGTAGAGCAGAACAATCTAGCTTGGGTAACTCACTGCCTACGGCCGATTATCCAAAAGATGGAAAACGCTCTAACGCCATTACTAGCACTATCGCCTAATGGTGCGGACGCTTTCATCAAGTTCAACATTGACGGCTTGCTACGCGCAGACATAAATACTCGTATGAGCGCATACAGCACCGGCCTACAAAGCGGCTTCTTGACCATCAACGACGTGCGCCGGTTAGAAGATCTAAGGATCATTCCTGACCCATCTGCCGATACGGTTCGCGTTCCGCTAGCCAATGTAAATGTTGAGGCCAGCACCATCAACCAGCAAGACAAGCGCGTAACAATGGCTGCCAAGTTGGTTCAGGTTGGTTTCAAGCCAGAAGAAGTTCTAGCCGCTCTAGACATTCCACCAATCGGCCACACCGGTATCCCAAGCGTTCAGCTACAAGCGCTAGCTAACCTAGATCCGGCTGACCCTACTAGCCTTTACGAGGAGAACTAATGATTACTTCTGGGCAGGTTTCTATTGGCACAGTAGCAACTGCGCTAGATGGAGTATCTACTAATCCAACACGGATAACTATTTCCAATGTTGATAACACAGATGCGGTCTATTTAGGCGGCACAGCCGTTACCACAACTACCGGCTTCGGGCTACAAAAACTAGAGATGATACAGTTCGACCTAGCTCCACTAGAACAGCTCTACGCAGTTTCGGGCAAGACCGGTCATACTATTAGCTGGCTAAGGCAGACGATCTAATGCCTTACTACATAACCGACAGCCACCCGGATTGCTCGGCTTGGGCAACTATCAAGGAAGATGGCGAACTGCTAGCTTGCCACGCTACTAAGCAAGGTGCGATTGACCAGATGGTGGCCGTATCTATTGCTGAGGGTATGGAACCCGGTGGCGAAAGAGCCAAGCCCGGTGACCTGCGCGTAGGTGATTATGTTTCTTGGAACTCATCCGGCGGCCGCGCTAGAGGTGAAATCCAAAGGATTGTAACTGACGGAACAATAGATGTTCCTAACAGCTCAGTATCCGTAACCGGCACACCAGACGATCCGGCCGCGCTAATTCAGGTTTATAGACCTGTCGATGGTGGCGGATGGGAAGATACCGATGTATTCGTAGCTCATAAGTTTTCTACCCTTACCAGAATTGACGAATTACCTGAACCGATGGACGAACCGGATGACGAAGATGACGATATGGACGAAACTCGCCAAGTCGATCTAACGCCACCGGCGTATATGCGAGCCGCCGCTAGGCAAGGCTTGCGCTATTACGAAGAAGGACTAGGTGGAGATGGATTGGTTGCGCGCACGATTAGCGAGGCTAGGGCTATGGCAAGCGGTTCTGTTACTGCTGATAAGTGGGTGCGTCTTAGGGCTTGGATTGCTCGCCATTTGGTTGATTTGGACAGTCCCGACGCCAATCCTAATTCAGATGGTTATCCTAGCGCTGGTGTCGTAGCGCACTTGCTTTGGGGTTCTGGTCCAAGTAAGCAAGCGGCACAACGCGCACTAGATTATGCCGACAGAATTGTTACTAGACTAGAAGAACAAAATCGCACACTAACAAGTGCGAAAGGAGAGAGTATGTCGAAAATTGAGATCCGCACAACTCCGGGATCTTTCGAAATTCGTGAAGATGGAAACGGAATGACTTTTGAGGGGTATGCGGCGGTGTTCAATTCCGACTCTGCGCCACTACCGTTCATTGAGCGTATCGCTCCCGGTGCTTTCAGCCGCTCACTAAAGCGTGGCCGAAACGACATCAAGCTACTTTGGAACCACGAAACCGGTGAGGTTCTAGGTTCTACTCGTGCCGGAACTTTACAACTGGAAGAAGATGGTCACGGCCTAAAGGTTCGTGCTATTTTGCCAGACACTACCACTGGGCGCGACGCGGCAGTTCTACTAAAGCGTGGCGACATCGACTCTATGTCTTTTGGCTTCTCAGTACCAGACGGCGGAGATGAGTGGAGTTCCGATGGCCGGACACGAACCCTAAAGTCCGTAAGACTTCACGAAGTCAGCATTGTGGCTTTCCCTGCGTATGCGGCTACTGCCGGAACAACTTCAGTTCGTGGCCTAGACAAGGTTGCGGCCAGAGCTTCGGTAGATAGTGACCAGTTGGCAGACGCCGTTCTAAAACTAGAAACCGGTACGGATCTATCCGAAACCGACGCCGAACTGCTAAGAACAGTAATTGACGAACTAGCACCGGCTAAGGTTGCTAAAGCGCCTGAGCCAGCGACAGACGGCGATGTAGAAATGCTGGAACTTATGAAAGCAAAGCTAAAACTGATTGGTGATAACAATGGCAACTAAAGAACAAATCAAAGCAACAATTCTCTCCGTAGCCGGCAACCCTGAAACTGGTTTCGTGGTTGAGCTAGCGGACGAGTGGGCAGACGCGATCGCAAAGCTAGACGAAAAGTCCTCTACCGAGGGCAAGGCCGCTACGACCAACGAGCCGCGATCAGCTAAAGAAACGCGAGTAACCGAGCCTAGCGAGATCCGCTAATAGACAACAGCTCGCGACCCGGCCGGTTCTTATTCCTTTCTCCCGGCCGGGTTTAGCTTTTTTGGCCTCTGAATACGAGGCTTTTGGCCGAAAATAACGGCTTGATAACGAATAAATAAAACCGCTAAAAAGTAGCTAAAACCGCTAAAAACCAGCTAGATTTATTACAAGGAAGAAAGGACTAAAAATGGCAAAAATACTAAAGGCAGCGTTGATAGGCGTGGGCATCGCTGGATCTAAAGTTCACCTAACTAGCGCGGCAATCGAAGATGGCAAGGTGAAGTTGCACTTTCAATCCTGCGGAACCAACGCGGCTATCGGATTGAATAGAGGTTACAAACTATCCGAGCAGTTCATCGAATACAACGAAGATGAGTTTTTCTATCCACAATTTAGAAAAGCAGAAAAGTTTTTCGCAGAGGAAATTCAGAACACGCTAGGAGCTTGCTCGAAATGCGTGAAGTATGCGCAAAAACTACTAAACGAAAACTAAGAAAGGACAAGAGCGGCTATGAGCAGAGTTCTATAC